GAATTATATGCTAAAGTGTCTATTAATATAGAAAAATTAGATCCTTCAAAGTCAAAATCAGAAAAATTTGAGTTTGATCTCAAATAATCTTTGATCTGAGCCCTTAAAGTATTGAAATCTAGGTTTGTAAACTGTGTAAATGACATTATATCCTAGTCGGTTGAAGTAAAAATTCGATATTTTGTGTCGGAAATGATAATCCAGTGATTTCATACTCAATTCTTATCTGCAATTCATATGAATCAACCAAAGAATCAACGATCACATTTGTTAGATTTATCCTTGGTTCAAAATTTTTGAGTAAAGTAGAGATTTCTCTCTCTAAAAATGATGCAATATCATTCAAATTCGTCTCAAACAACGAATCTTCAATTGATGTACCCAATAAATCGTTAAAAAATCTCTCATTTATACGTGTTCGGCATAAATTTACAACTGATTTCTTAATTGCATCTTCATTTTTCAGCACAGTCACATCATTTGTGACAGGATGCTTCGTAAATGACAAGCTAATGTCCTTAAATGCACGAGAAATTTTAACTACCATTCAATTTGATATATTTTTCCTAATATATCTATAAAGGTTTTTAAGATATAGGTATATTTATTGATCTTCTTTCAAAAATTGAGGTTTTTCCTCTTCTTTTTCTTCAAAATAAGCTTCACCTTCATATTCACTGATCAATTTTCGACCACTTTTAATAAATTTTTCATCTTTATCAACTTTGATTACCATTTTTTACTCCATAATGACTTATTTATCCTAATTCTGGTTCAATATTGATATTTACCTCCTCTTCTGGTTCAAATGGGAGTCTTTCTTTCCTCTCTTTTGCTGTTTTCCAGAAATAATTCTCTTCAGAACCCAATCCATCACGATCATGACCGTTTTCCACCTGATAATACACGGTTGAGACCTTAAAATCAGGATTCTTGGGTGTCTCTGGTGTGATACTGTTGTCATATATTCTCATTCTGTTGTTTGGATAGAGACAAAACTGTCCATTATCCAATTCCAAGAGATTATGACTCTTATGTTCAGCAGGCTGTTCACTTGTAGAGTAATCAATTGCATCTACACTCTCGTGATAGTTATCTAAAGTACAAATATATGTACCTGTCTGTGTTCCAAAGTC